CTTTATTCTGGATGCGATATTGAGCATTGGCGTGAAGCTTTTGCAGGGAAAGATTGTGCGCAAGTTTTTTTGCATTACAATGATTCCAAAAAGAAAACCGCTAAAACAAATAAATTCGATGGACGTCCTTTTCCAGGACTTCCGGCATGGTTTAAAGGCTTTAAATCTAATTGATTATAGGTTAAATGTAGTATATTTTACTTTAAGAGAGTTATATGCTTCACAAAATTACACTACAACCGGGATTAGATAAACAATCATCCGATACAGGAGCCGAAGGAAAGTGGGTTAACGCCGATTATTCTAGGTTTCGTTATGGTTATCCAGAAAAAATAGGGGGCTGGCAACAGCTTGGAAGTGAGACTCTGGTAGGTTCGGGTAGAGATCAGCATGTATGGGTGGATAATGATGGTAATAGGTACGCGGCTATTGGTACCAATAAGTTACTATATATTTATTTTGAAGGTGCCTTCTATGACATTACCCCTTTAGATTTAACCCGTACTCAAGCTTCAGCTACCTTTACTTTTGATGGAACGACTTCGGTTGTTATTACAACAGCCACGGCCCACGGAGCAGAGGTAGGGGATATTATATTATTAGAAAGTGTTACTTTACCAGGTGGTACAGGATTAACGGATGCTGATTTTGAAGGTAAATTATTTGAAGTTATTACTACTCCTGCTGCTACCACATTTACTATCACAGCTTCCAGTGCAGGATCTACAGCTACAGGAGGAAGTGTAGATGTTGAATTTTATTATGTAATTGGTCCTGTTACTCAGGGTTATGGTTATGGCTGGGGCACTAATACCTTCGGCGGTAGAGTCGTTCCTCCTACTCTAACAACTTTAGTTGGAACCTTAGCAGATGATGCTTTTGGAACTGGAGGATCTCCTTCAACAGATATCACCTTAACAGCAACAGCTGCTTTTCCCACAACAGGGACAATTCAAATAGGAACTGAGCTCATTACTTATACTGGTAATAATACAGGTACGAATACTATTACAGGAATTGCTAGAGCAGCGAGTGGAAGCACAAGATCAACGCATTCTGCTGCAGCTACAGTCTATGATGCTAGTAGTTATGTAGGTTGGGGCAGTGCAAGTTCTTCTTCTCACGTTATTATTGAACCGGGTCAATGGCGTCTTGTTAATTTTGGAGAAAAACTTTTAGCTTTAGTTCATAATAAAAAAGTATTTGAATGGGACCCTTCATTCGCTAATCTATCAGTTAGAGCTACAGTAGTAAGTGGAGCTCCTACTGCTTCAAGAGACATGATGATATCCACACCTGATAGACACTTAGTGTTTATAGGAACTGAACTAACAATAGGAACTGCTACTTCTATTAACGATATGTTAGTAAGATTTTCTAATCAAGAAGATATTAACACTTACACTCCCACTGCTACTAACACAGCTGGAAGTCAAAAACTTCCGGATGGTTCTAAACTAATGGCATGTATGACAGGGAGAACCGCGTTATATCTCTGGTCTGATACTGCTATGTATACCATGAAATTTATTGGTCCTCCATTTACTTTTGGATTTGATCAAGTTGGAACTAACTGTGGTATTTCTAGTCAACATGCATCAGTTGAAATTGATGGTATAGCTTACTGGATGGGACCTAACGGGTTCTTTAGATTTACCGGGGGTCGTGTTCAAAGTATGTTATGTTTGGTAGAAGATTACGTCTTTAATGATATTAATACTAATGCCAATCAACAAGTGCATGCAGCAGTAGATAATATATTTGGAGAAGTCACATGGTTTTATTGCAGCAGCGGATCTAGCTATATAGATAGATCTGTAACTTATAATTATTTAGAATCTACAGCAGAGAGACCTATTTGGTATACTTCTTCTTTAGATCGAACTACATGGGTTCAACAAGGGGTATATTCTAATCCTTATGCAACTGAATATGAAGCAGGAGAAGCTCCCACAGTTCCAACGATAGGAGGAGTTACAAATGGAGCTAGTTATTTCTGGCAACATAATATAGGAACGGATGAAGTAAAAGCGACTGGAGCTACAACAGCTATTCAAGGCTTTGTAGAATCAGGAGACTATGATATTAGTGGAGAAGGACTACAGGGTCAAGGGGAACTCATGATGAGAATTAGTAGAGTGATTCCTGACTTTGGAGAACAAACTGGAGATGCAAAAGTGTACTTAAATTCTAAAGCTTTTCCGAGCAGCACTCCTGTCTCTACTTCTTATAATAGTACTACATCTACTACTCAGATCTGGACAAGAAAAAGAGCAAGACAAATTGCTTTAAAGGTAGGAAATATTAGTACGGGTCAAAGCTGGAGAATGGGAACATTTAGGTTAGATATTAATGCAGGAGGCAGAAGATAGGTTAATTTTTTTTTTTGCGCTTCATGCGTATATCCTATATTTTAAAGGAGTAAAATGGCAAAGATAGTAGAAGTTATAACTGATATTGAAGGACCAGAATTTGATCAAATTAATGTTCAAGGTTTATCTAATAACATAGTATCGATTGTACGAAAATTAAATACCACCTATCAACAACAATTAAAGGGTGAAATGGAAGCCTTTACTTTATTCATGAATTAAAGTACAAAAAGGAAAAGAAGAAATGGCTAATAAATATAAAATTAATATAGTTCCTATAGCAACCACGGCTATTACAACTGTTTATACATGTCCGGCAGAAAATGTAGCGTTAGTTAAATCTATTTCGGCATACAATACTCATGCGACTACTGCAGCTGATTGGGTTTTAAAAGTATATGATAATAGTTCCACTACTGCTTATGTTTTTAGAGGCATAACTTCTGTGGCTGCCGTTACTACAAAAGAATTTCTTGAAGGAGATCAAAGTACCCTTTTAGTTTTAGAAGAATCGGACGCTTTACATTTTTCAACAACCGTAACATCCGCTAATGTTTTTGTTAGCGTATTAGAACAGGATAGAACATAATGACATTTGAAGAAAAAGGAGAATTTTTAGGACACGTAATGATAGACGGAAAAAAAGTTCCTAAGTATAGAGGTAAAACAATCGTTAAATTATATAACACTCAAACTAATAAAGAATATAATTCAGATAAAGAAGCTGATGATGATGTAGCGAACCCTAGCACAGCTACTCAGAAAGAACACATACGGAGAGACGTTACTATTATTGCCCCTATGGTTGATTTAGTTGGGGGAACGGTAAAGAATCCAGATGGATCCTAAAGGTGGAACTGAAATTCAACTTGAAGAACTTACTAAGAGGTTGCCCAAACATTATTGGAATAAAATCTCTATCACTACTTCGGTACCTGAAAAGACTCAACTTGATCCTGCTAGATTAAATGTTTTATGGCAAAAAAATTCTTATGATCAACCCAACCTCCGCCCCTGGTTTCTCCAAAAAGAGAACCATATTAAATACGATTGGTATGTTTTTAATTCTCATTGGAATTATGAAAAGTATAGGATTCATTTTGATATTCCTACTGAGCGTTGTACTATTATTAAAAACGCCCTGCCCAAATTTAAATGGCAGCCCAAAAAATATTACAAAGAAGGTGAAACTTTAAAACTTATCCATCAGTGTACTCCGTGGAGAGGTTTAAATGTTTTACTTGCAGCAATGCATTTCTTAGAAGATGAAGATATCACTCTGGATGTCTATAGTTCTACTCAACTATATGGAGATCAATTCAAAAAAGAGAATGATAAATATTATCAACCTATGTATGAGCATGCAAAATCAATGAAGAATGTAAATTATAAAGGCTATGTTCCTCAACCAGAACTTTTTCAAGCCCTGCAGGATAGTCATGTATTTGCTTATCCTTCTATATGGGAAGAGACTTCGTGTAATTCTGCCATAGAAGCTATGGCTGCAGGCAATGCCGCTTTAGTTACAAACTTTGGAGCGTTATTTGAAACCTGTAATGACTATGGATTTTATGTAAATTATAATACTAACCCTAAAAATTTAGCAATAGAGTATGCACAAAATGTTAAATACTTAAAAAGAATTTTACCTCAAAAAATAATTATAAATAGATTAGAAAATCAAAGACAACATTTCCTACATTTTTATGATTGGGATCAAAGAATTAGAGAATGGACAGCCTTCCTCAATAATGCTTTACAACAAAAAGGAATTCCCCATGAAGATGGAAATAAATGACAGCATCTTAACCGATGATAAGTTTCAACCAGAGAATAAACTTTATCAACAGAACACCATAGATGGGAATCAATTAATTGATACCCATCTACCCCCCTATATTGAAAACACTTTATTTGTAGCAACTCCCAACATGGGAGAAATTAAATTAAGCTGTGTCAAATCCTTATTAGAATTACAAAGCCTTTGTTTAGCTAAAGAAATTAGACCTCAGTTTCATATGGTAAGATCTTCAATTGTAACCACAGGTAGAAACATGTGTGTTCAAGCATTCTTAAAATCCAAATGCTCTCATATGTTATTCATTGATTCAGATATTGAATTCGATGCTACTTCTATCTTAATGATGATGAAAGCAGACAAGGATATTGTACTCACTCCTTATCCTATGAAAGCGGTTAACTGGGATAAAGCAAGAGAAGTGGCCAAGAAAAGTGGCAGACCTATTGAGACCTGTCCTTATTATTATTGCATGGAATTTAAAGATAAAAATAATATTGAAAGTAGAGACGGGTTAATTGAAATTGTTAAAGGACCTGCGGGTTGTATGCTGATGAAGAAAGAAGTATTCGATAAGATGATTAAAGCCTATCCTAAGATGAAGATCAAACAAAAGCATTTGGTAAATGGAATCCTGGGGGGAACGGAAGAGATGTGGAATTTTTTTGATACTCAATTCGATGAAGAAACAGGAGACTTTATGGGAGAAGACTATGCTTTCTGCAAACGTTGGACTAACATCGGAGGAAAGATCTACGCCAATGTTGATGCCTACATTACTCACCATGGTGACTTCGCGTACCGTGGAAGATTCATTGACGAAGGTAAAAAAATTAAGTAATATAGTAAACTAGGGATTTCAGGACTTCCCTTCAACCTGCTTTTACAAACAATTAAGGAAAAATTATGGGTTTACTCAAATCATTTAAAAAGATATTAAAAAGTCCACTAGGTAAAGCAGCTCTAGGTATAGGGGCCTTTATGTATGGACCTAAGTTGTTTGGAATGGGCAATAAGCTAGGAGGCATGGGTGGCTGGGGCCAAGCTAAAGATATATTTTCAAGTATGCCTATGTGGAAAAAAGCTTTAATAGTAGGAGGTACTACCTCTGCCGCTGGTGCTCTAGCTGAGGAAGCTGGGGATGACGATAAACCTAAAATAGATACTTCAGGTCACGAAGGTTATTTAAATTCAAGAAAAATGTATATAGATGAATGGACTCAATGGCTCATGGATCAAGATGACACTCTTTCTTATGAAGACGCTCACGCTCAGGCTTCCGATCCTTTGTTTAATAAAGCTCAAGGCGGACTTATAGGTCTGGCTCAAGGTGGAAGGATTAAAGGTAACAGATATGGATTTGAAGAGGGCGATGCAATAGGTTGGAGTGATGCAGATCATGGACCAACTGGCTGGAGTGGTGATCCAGGCGTAGATGCAGAAGAAAGCCAACCAATCTCTAATCAAGATTATCAGGGAGCTCTTATAAGTGGAAGGCATGGACAGGTTCATCGAGGTGATCCTACCAAAACTGTTCTTCCCTCACGTACATTAACTAACTTGCCTGGTGGTAAAACTAGAACGCGTTTAGCGCCTAGCAAAGGAAACTGGTTCACCAATGCATTAGATACTGGGGCTAACTACATGTATAATAAGGTTCCAACATTTAGTTGGACTCATGGTAAAAGACAAGATTTTTTTGGTGGCTTAACAGAGGCACAAAAAGCATCTT